TTAAGCGGCTGCAACCGCTGTTGGTTCAAATTTAGTGATCGTAATCTCCACCATGCCGCCCTGTTGTACCGGCCCCCACTCCACCAGCAGGCGTTTAACCTGGCTGTCGTCCTCCCACACTCCGGCATGTGTCAGCGCGTCAAACAGCGCCTTGTTGTAGTTATCGATATCGCGGCGGCGCACGTCCGGCGGGTAGAGAATGACTTCCACCGAAGCTGGTTCGCTGGATGGCTTCGGCAGACGGCGCAACTGCTCGATAATTGCCGCGCAGGCGTCGCTCTGGTACTTGCGACCGGCGGCGCTGATAAGGTGGCGGCCTTTAAGCGGCCCTTTATTTGGGGCGCGCCAGTATGTGTTCACGCTCGGCGGGAAAGGTAATTTCAGCTTCATGCCGCGGACCCTCTGCGTTTGAGCCACTCATGAGCCAGATCAGCTGATCTGTCTTCACCATCCAGGAGCGCCCGGATCACTTCTTCAGCTTCATCGAGCGCCAGCGTGTCGTTTACGCCAATCACTTTGATTCCGCGCGCGGTGCCGCTGGCGATCGTGATGTAGCCTTTTTTTACCAGGGCGCGAAGGTGTTCAAAGGCAGCGTTACCCGAGGCGACGCCAATCAGCGCCGCAAGTTCGGTATAGGTCGGCGGGTAGCCGTGCATGTTGTGAAAATCCACCAGCGCGTTAAGCACCTGTTGCTGCCGGTCAGTCAGTGGTTTACGTTCTTTCACGGTTCCCCCTCAGAGAATGGCCACGATGTCGGTTGCGGTTTCGCGCGTGCTGCCTTTGCTTGATATGGCGCGGCGGGCGCTGACGTGGTGCAGGTCGAAGCCATGCCCCTTATAAAGCTCGATGATGCGAGGCGCGGTGGAATTGCTGATCACCACTCTGGCGCCACGCTGATGCGCAGCAACGCAGCAGCGCGCTAACTCCTGCTGGTCGTCCCACGTAAACCCACCAGCGGCATAGTTGGTAAAACCCGCGGTACCGGGCATCGGTTCATATGGCGGATCGCAGTAAACGACATCGCCATCACTGGCCAGCGACAGCGTGCGGATGTAACCGGCATTCATGAACACGCAGCGGCGCGACATTGAGACGAAGGCGTTTATCTCGGCGGCGGGAAAATACGGAGCACGGTATTTGCCATAGCCGACATTGAAACGACCTTCGCGGTTGTAGCGGATCAGTCCATTGAAGCAGTGGCGATTGAGATACAGGAAGGCAGCGGCCTGCTCAGGCCCGGACATTTTCTGCTCATTGAACTCTTCGCGGCACGCGATAAAGCCATCCAGATCATTCAGCTTTTCATATAATCCCTTAGCCCATTCGGTTACCAGCTCAGGAACCACTGTCAGCATCTGGTACAGGTTGATCAGATCAGCGTTTACGTCCGCCAGCAGGAAGCTTTCATGCTTATCGGAGTTGAGAAACACCGAGCCGCCGCCAACAAAAGGCTCAATGAGGCGTTTACCAACCGGGATGAGGCGATCCAGTTCCGGCAGCAGTGAATACTTGCCACCAGCCCATTTGAGGAACGGACGCTGGTAAATGCGCGGGGTTGGTTCAGCAACTGGCAAAGCAGCAGCAATGCGTTCGCCAATCCAGCGCATTACCGGTACCGCCATGCTGTTCCCTATTGCTTTATAACGTGGGCCATCCGGACAATCGGCAGCATCTTTGCCGCGCCATGCAATCAGAGTGTGATCGTCAGGGAATCCCTGAAGGCGTTCACATTCGCGCGGTGTAAGCCGGCGAACAGATAATGCATGTACGACTGCCGGAGGCTGGCCGCTGTTGGCGTGGCTGGTGTCGTGGTTACCGGCGCGAATAGTTGGCGATAAATCAATTGTTGCGTCAGCTCCATGATCCTTATAGCTGAAGGTGATACAGGCATTTTCCTGCCCATGATTTCGGCCTATGGTGTGAGCAAGCTCTTTATTGATATCAGGATCTTGCGTACCGTGCACGACGTATGTTTCAAGGTCTTCTGCCGTGCTGTCATTCTCCTTGGCAAGAAGAGTGCGGGAAACATCTGAGTAAGCGTTTGATACAAGCCCCGAGCCTCGCTGACTGAAAATTTCCTGATTACTTGCACCAATACCACCATCATTGTTCGACTGGTTCAGGGTTGGGTGCGGGTTGGCTGGGTTGTCCCAGTGACTACCGCTTTCAGTGCGTTTTCCAGCATCAGCGGCAACTGCCGATTGCGATTCCCTGCACGGCGGAGTATCCCGGCGCACGCTGTCGAGCTCAAAAAGTACCTCTGCGGGATCGAATCCTTTTCTAGAACTTGCGACAACGAACACACGGCGGCGTCGTTGGGCCAGTCCGAAAAATTGAGCGTCGAGCACTCGCCAGGCGACAACGCGCGATGGTCCAAAGACACAACCAGCGTTCGCCCATTTACCCCCTGCTGGCTGCAATTCGCTATCTTCTCCGGCAAGTCCTGCAATAAAGCAGCCAAACGCATTGTCTTTGCTGCTGAGGACGCCTGGAACGTTTTCCCAGACGATGATTGCTTCTTCTTCACCGGCTTCGCGGCGCTTGTCGTCGATGGCATCTGCTAACTCCACATATGAAAGGGTTAATTGCCCGCGCGCGTCGTCAAGCCCGTTGCGTAAACCGGCGATACTGAATGCCTGGCATGGCGTACCGCCGACAAGAATGTCTGGTGCTTCAACTGTTCCGGCGCGAACTGCCGCGGCGATTTTGGTCATGTCGCCCAGATTGGCTACGTCAGGCCAGCGCTCTGCCAGCACCGCCGATGGGAATTTTTCTATCTCAGCGAACCATGCCGCTTTCCAGCCCAATGGTTCCCACGCAACGGTGGCGGCTTCAATGCCACTGCAAACGGATCCGTATCTCATCCCCGAAACCCCGCTGGAATCGTTGTATCAGGGCGGCTTATCGCATTAATATCGCGTTCCCGTTTCTGGTCCCATGTCTCGCGAAGCGGGCGGCCCTTTGCTGCCCAGCGAGTGGCGCTTTGCAGGTAACCTTCGAATTTCTTCGGCCCGAACAGCGTCTCAGGGCGCATGTACTGGTACTGCTCGTCGTTGTCGTGCCAGTGCTCATGCTTCAGGTCGATTACGAGTTTGAGATCGCTGACGCTGTAGCCGTCACGCAGTCGGGCGCGGATGTGCTCCAGCGACGTACGTGATTTCTGATAGCGAGATCCGCTGACCTGGTTCAGATGGGTAAGAACCTCAATCGCTGAATCAGTTATTGCCACTTCCGGGTCGGGTTGCGCAGCAACCTGACAAGAGGGTTTTGAGATCTGTTTGTGGTAATCTGTGTAATGATCTGTATAGAGAATAGGTTCCGCGACTTCGCGGTTAGGGTTCTGCGAATCTGCGGTTTCGGTTCCGCGATTCTGCGTAATGGGTTCCGCAACTTCGCGTTTCCCGTTCCGCGATTCTGCGGAATCCACTGGATTCGCAGGAAAGAGAGCATTTATCAGCGCATCACCATTAATGCGGTAATGCGTTTTTTTAGTGCCGTTAACCTGACGCTGTGCCTTCTCTACCACACCGGGCAGCCAGCGGGTGCAAATCTTGTTTACGAGGCGTTGCACCTGGTCTTCGCTTACACCACGGATTTCGGCAGCAAGTTCGCTGTGCTCTTTGTAAAACCAGCCATCATTCAGATCTGATTTACCTGACCAGAACACAAGCTGATTTAGTATTGCCCCAAGCGCATGCGCCTGCTGATCGCCGGAAAAGAAGTCGAGGTAAGGAACAGGTATCGTAATGCTGTTCCTCTGCCCTGACAGCGACTGGACGATTTCAAATATCTGGCTCATGGTCGTCCTTTATTTCTCTGAATTTACGCTGGAACTGCTCAAGCGGGCTGAAGCATTCATGCTCGTAACCTTGCGCTTCACGAAGATAGATAACGCGCTGCTTTTCTGTCTCCCAGCGGATGACCCGTACCGGGATTCCGCGGTGGTCTCTGAATTGCCGGTTAACTTCAGCCATTCTTCGCGCCCCTGCTCGTTCATAGTGGCAAACGCCTCTACCATTCCGGCGGCGCGCTGGTAGTTGTGGACGTCAGCGGTACCGCGTACTCTTTCCACATAGCCGAACGGTGCATTACGCCCCACCAGCGGTGGGCAGCGAAATTGCTTAGCTGGCCGATATCGGTTTAAACTGTTCATGCGTAGGTATCTCCACAACGATCGACACGCCACGACGCCAGAGGCTGCAACCTGCTGGCGTCACTTCTTTTTGCGGCTGAATAATTCGACGATGGCCGCGACTTCTTCTTCACGCGCAGCCATATGACGGCGGTGATATTCGTGGATAAGTTCTGCTTCATGCTGTTCAATCACCCCGTCTTCCAGTGCCTGTTGGATAATCTGATCAACCTGCCCGCGTGCTGCTGCGGTGCGCATTGCCCTGCTGAAAAGGTCAACACGATCGAGTTCTTCAAAGGTTGGAACTTCCACCAGCAGACAGCCGCGGCGCTTCGCAAAGTAATCAGCCAGGAATGAGGTATTCGATAAGTCCTCCATCGCTTCCAGCTCTGTCACTTCGAAAAAACGGCAACCGTTTTTCTCGTAGAGGTTGTTATTGAACTGCGTGGCGGTCATGCCAAGCGCACCGGCCATCGCTTCACGACCACCGGGATAGGCTTTACACATCGCCTTAACCACTTCTTTCAAACTGTGCTCTACCATGTTGTTTTCCCTTTGGTAGTAACCGAACAGCGCACTTGCTGTTACTGTTTCGGATAAATATCCGGACGCAGATCCGACTTGGTAATAGAACCGCCCGTTTTCTCTTCCAGCTTTTTAGCCAATGAGAAACCAGCTTTTTTGTAGCCATTAAAAACAAGGCGTAGATAACCAGGAGTTGAGCCGACACATTTGGCTAACTCGCCTTGCTGCCCTTTGGTTAGTGAATCCCAGTAGTCTTTCATGCTATGTACCTCCTGTGTACATATTACACGAAAATAATGAACCCTCAAGGTACTTGTACCCATAAGGTACACGATGTTTAATTTTGGAATGAAAACGATTAACGAAATTCGCCGGGATAACGCTCGGAAACTAAGAGATGGTGCGGGTGGCAATACTTCATTTGCCGCCATGATTGACCGCGACCCGACTCAAACAAGCCGCTTCATGGGGAATGGGGCAACAAAAAACATAGGCGATGATATGGCTCGCCACATCGAGAAATGTTTCAACCTGCCGACAGGCTGGCTGGATCAAGAACATCAAACCACTAATGTTTCCAAAGCGCTTGATGTGTCGAATACCAATAAGACATTCACATTGGTGCCGGTAATATCTTGGGTACAAGCTGGCGCATGGACAGAAGCAGGTTATACAGAGGTTGATTTAAGTGTGACGGAAAACTACCCATGCCCTGTAGCTTGTAGCCCTATGACATACATTCTTCGAGTCATAGGGGATTCAATGATTACTGAATACAGTCCAGGCGATATGATTTTTGTAGACCCGGAAGTAGCTGCATCTCATGGTGATGATGTTATAGCTCTTATGCATGAAACCGGAGAAACAACTTTCAAAAGACTTATTGAGGATGGCGGAAGTAAGTACCTGAAAGCGCTAAATCCAAACTGGCCTGAGCCTTACATGAAAATAAACGGTAACTGCTCAATTATAGGAACCGTCATTTTTTCAGGTAAGCCTCGAAGAAATAAGATAAAAAATTAAACCATTCATTAAACCTGCTCCGGCAGGTTTTTTTGCGCTTGACAATGTACCCATGCGGTACATAATGTACCTGTAAGCAACAACGACGTATGGCACATGCGTCGTTAGCGGTCCGGGGATTCCTTTGACAGTATCCCGATCCAGCGGGTAGCCGGAATGTGCAAGCCAGCCCCGTACTTAGGCCTGAGCGATTCACCATCGTGGCGATTCGGTGTGACACCGGGAAAGAACGGAATGCCGTAAGGGGCTACAACCCTTCAATCTCGTTCCGGGCGAGTTCAACCCGGATGACAGCCGGAAGAGACGGCACAGCCCAGACGATATCTGAGTGGCTTAAAAAACAGATGGGCGCCGGTGGAATCCCGGCTCACAACATGAAAGCGCACTCCTTCTCTCATCAGTTATGGGTGGCAGGTGTGATTAAGCGGGAGTGCGCTCCCAGTTGTTAAGCCATAAAAACCAGTGAGTACGTGATCGTTTGGCGGAGTCGGATCTTATTTTCCCGTGAAGGCTCCGCAATTTTTTACGCAACACACGAGAGCATCACCGCCGGGACGGCTCATTCCCCAATCCCGTCGGGCGGCTTCTCACCGCAGGTGCTCTCCTGTGTTGTGTGGAGATACTAACCCGTAGCGCCTTTGCAGCGGCGCAAAGAGGAACGTAAAATGATTCACCATTTTTTCAAAAATATTATGTCCTACCGCCTGAGCCGCGATGTGCAAATTATCGATGACGGGAACACTTCCGATCTGGCTAAGCAGTTAGAACCGCTACGCTTTACCCCTTGTGGGAGCCAGGATATGGCTAAAGCTGGCTGGGTATCTCCGCTGGGTGAAATTTCTGATCAACTTTTCCATTTTGTTGGCGGCCAGTTGCTGCTGGCTATCCGCCGTGAGGAAAAAATAATACCTCCTCAGGTCGTTAAAGACGAACTCACCAAGCGTATTAGCCGCCTTGAAAGCGAGCAGGGGCGCCGTCTGAAGAAGACCGAGAAAGACTCACTTCGCGATGATGTGCTTCACTCACTGCTACCTCGCGCTTTCACCAAAAATTCAACAGTCCGGATCTGGGTGAATACCTCAAATGCGCTGGTAATTGTCGATTCAGCCAGCGCACGCCGGGCTGAAGATGCGCTGGCGCTACTTCGTAAAACTCTCGGGTCGCTTCCGGTTTTTCCTCTGACTCTCGAAACGCCGGCTGAATTAACCATGACTGAATGGGTGCGTTCCGGCGCTATTCCATCAGGCCTGGCGCTTGGCGCTGAGGCAGAGCTTAAAGCTGTGCTGGAGGATGGTGGTATCGGGCGATTCAAAAAACAGGATCTGTTTTCCGATGAGATCCGCACTCACCTTGACGCCGGGAAGCTGGTAACGAAAGTGGTTCTTGACTGGCAAAAGCGCGTTCAGTTCGTGCTTGGCGACGATTTCAGTATTAAACGGCTCAAATTCTCCGACGAGCTGATAAGCCAGAACGATGACATTGACTGTGAAGATGCCGCACAACGCTTTGATGCTGACTTTGTATTGATGACCGGCGAACTTAACCAGTTACTCACTGACCTGATTACTGCCCTCGGCGGCGAAGCCAAGCGATAGCAAAAAAAAGCGACTTAACCCATGTCAATGGGTTGGGTTGCTGCAACCTAAATTTGGCGCGTTGCAGCGCGCACAGGAGATACAACGCAATGAGACAACAACTGGCATCAATGACCATTATCGAGCTGGTGAGAACCGCCAACAATTACGCCACCAGCATCAAGCAGACCGGTGTTTATTCGGATCTCATTAAAGAGCTGTCTTCCCGCCTTGAGGCGCTGAACCTCGCATACATCGCCCAAGTTCGTACTCAGTCAGCACCATCACCCGCGCCTTTGTCCGCAGCGATACCAGAAGGCTATGTACTTGTACCGCAAGAATTGCACATCCCTGCTGAGGCTATGGAAGGTGTTTGTGCCCACTGCGGAGATGGTGGGCATATGTTCGGCGAATTTACTGACGGCATTTTGTTTGTTGGCGAAGTCGATTATGGCGACGGCAAAAAGATTTATGGCTTGCACGTAGCCACCGCAGATTACCCCGATGAAGGTTGCGCAACCATCTGTGAGTTTGAGCAGGTGAAGGGGGTGCAATCGTGAGCACAGGAATCGAACTGATGCAACACGCCCTCGGCATCAATGAGCGCCAGCGTGAACCATACCGCAATTACTTTCTAGCATGTGGTGATCACCCTGATAACACAGAGTGGCAAAAACTCGTTGAGCGGGGACTTGCAAAGTCGTCCCCTGCGCCCGAGTGGTCATGCGGTGATGTTGTTTATCAGGTAACGGATGCAGGCCAGGCGGTAGCTATTTCCGCACTTCCTGAGCCAAAGAAGCCAACCCGGTATGACGAATACCTGCACTCCGAAGTTTGCGAATCGTTTGGTGAATGGCTTGGCATCCAGCTACCGGAATATGAGTACCGCGCGGTTGACAGCTTCAAAGGGAAATACGAGTACCGCATGTTCCGCCGATCGCGCATCTACTGGGACTACAGCGTCGATGTGAAGGGCGAATGGTGCCCCACCAAGAAGGCAGCGAAAGCCAGCTACAAAGCTGCGCTGCGGGCGGTGAAAGGCAACGCAGGAGAAGGAGCACAGTCATGAGCGAAGAGAAGAAATACTGCTATCGCTTTCACGATGGCAACGATAGCGAAGGTCGACCGATTGTTACTCTTTGGAAGCGTTTAATCATTCGTGAAACTGACAAAACATTCTGGCATGTAGACGATTTTCCATACATGAGCTTTGAGCAGGTAGTCAGTTACTGGACGCGCGGGCGCAAGGAAGACCAAAAACGATACATCAAGCGCTGCGCAAAAGGCGCTGATCGCTCTCGCTATCACTACACGAAAGAAGAGGCATTGAAAGCATTTATCTACCGCAAAAGATATCAGTTAGAACGGATCCGCCTAACAGCCGAAACAGTAAGCCTGATTCTGAAGGGACTGACAGATGCTGGCCATGTAGCTTACTCAACCGACCAGCATGGATTTCAGAAAAGAAACATTGTTAGCGTTCCGGAGGTCGAATGCTTCGTTGCCTCAGAAGAGCCCGGGCCGATCGCCTCAACATATAGCTGGGGAGAATACTGATGACTAACAACGACGAGCTGGCCCTGAAGCTGAAAGCGGCGGCTGAGAAAGCGACTCCGGGCCCGTGGTATGTACACGATAAACCGTGTGAAGACGGCAACTATGGCATTGATTCCAGCGATAAAGAATTCCTGGCTGAGGCTGTAGTTTGGTGGGGGTTTTCCCGCCAAAGCATCTGGCGCGAGGAAGACGCGAAATATATCGCTGCTTCCAACCCTGCGGCCATCCTCGCCCTGCTGGCAGAGCGTGACGCCGACAAGAAGCGTATTGCTGAACTGGAACGTGAGAAAGAAGCAATGACGGCTGTTGCGCTCGCGATGCGCGATGACATGCGCGATGCCAGATCATTAGTGGAAGCGCGAACGGTTAGCGTTAAGCCAGCAGAGCAGTACGAGGATGATTCAGCTCTGTTATTTGCCATCGATTTAAATGATGAGTCCGAAGACTATCAAACCGCGCAATGGCTGAAAGAATTACGACGTCGCCGCGCCGCCATGCAAGCTGAACCTGTAACGGCCGCTACGGTGCCGGATGGTTACTGTGTTATGCCTCTAAAACTGACAGCGGCAAACGGCGCAAAAGGTGCGCTATCCGGTGAATTCCATATTCTCCGTACTGTTACGTGTCGTGAGTGTGGTGGCGATGGCTGTGAAGATTGTGATGACCAAGGGGAATGGGAAGAAGAAATTCCGATTGGTTGGGACATTATCAAATTAATTTATGCCGCAGCAGTTGAAGCTTGTGCGCTCACGGAAACCCAGGCAGCGCCTGAGCAGGAGGTGTGAGGTGGAAACTATCCAGGATATTCGCATCCAGTTAGAAAATATCGTTACCGCTGCGCACCGGGTTGCTTGCTCTTTAGATATCGGCGAAGAACGCACCGAAGCTTTCGAGCTTTATGAAGCGCTGCGCAGGCTTCAACGCCGTGCCGCTGCCAGTGAAATGCTGGCAGCAACCAATCCCCTTCTAAATTTCCCATGTATTGATGACGAGGACGATGAAGACTGGGACGAGGACGACTAATGCCCAGCAAACTGAAACTGCGGCGTCAGCGCCGCCTGAAAGCGGATCTGTGGTGGTGGCGTGAGGAAGCAAAAGACCTTCACGCCCGCGTCATGGAACAGGCCGACGAGATTGCCGCGCTGCGCCGGCAGATATTTCGCGTGCCGATGCCAGTGCTCGTCCCTGCCCCGATCATGAAACTGGTGGCTCCGGCCACCAGCGAGCCTGAAATATGTTTGAAATGTAACGACGGTGCCAGGCTTGGCTGCTCGTCATGTGCGTACAGATTGAAATAGCCGGTTGCAGCCGGCATGGAGATACCCGGATGAATGAAAAATCTTACGTTGTCCCCAATGAATGGGTGACTGAGCAGAAGCTCACTGAAATTACCGGCCTGCGCCACGGCACGATAGAGGTGGCACGTAAGAAGTCATGGCTTCTTGGCCGTGAATACCTGCATGTTGCTCCAGATGGTGATCCGAAGCCGAACAGTGAATGCATGTATAACCGTAAGGCTATTGACCAGTGGATTGAAAGCCTCAAAAAGAAACAGCCAGGTGCACGGTCATTACAATCCGTTTATTCTTGTCAGGCTCTTGGGCGTCAGGAGGGTGAATGAATAAAACATACCCAACAGGCGTTGAAAACCATGGCGGTTCACTACGCATATGGTTCATCTACGAAGGGAGGAGGGTCAGAGAGAATCTCGGTGTTACAGATACACCAAAGAACAGAAAGATGGCGGGAGAATTGCGGTCGGCAGTATGCTTTGAGATAAAAACAGGGAGATTTAATTACGCAGCAAATTTTCCAAACTCCCCTAACCTTTCAAAGTTTGGCGTTGCAGATCGGCAGATAACTCATATAACAGTGCAGGAAATTGCAGAGCGCTGGCTTGAGTTGAAGAAGGTCGAAATCTGCGCGAATGCACACGGAAGGTATCTGTCAGTTGTGAGAAATATGCTTCCGCGCCTTGGTAAAGACAGGTTTATATCATCCTTTACGAAGGAGGATATGCTGAACCTCCGGCGCGAACTGCTGACGGGTTATCAGATACTGAAGAAAGGGCATACTAAGCCAGTGAAAGGCCGATCTGTCCCTACGGTCAATTACTATATGGGCGTGGTAAATGGCCTGTTTCAGTTTGCAATTGATGGTGGATATATAAAGGAAAGCCCGTTCAATGGACTGTTGCCACTTAAAAAATCACGTTCTGAGCCAGATCCGCTTAGTCGTGATGAATTCGACAGGCTTATTGATGCGCTACGGCATCAGCAGGTCAAAAACATGTGGTCTCTGGCTATTTATACCGGGCTGCGACACGGTGAGTTGGTATCTCTTGCCTGGGAGGATATAGACCTCGTACAGGGTGTGGTTACGGTTTCAAGAAATCATACTTTGGCTAACGAGTTTACATTTCCTAAAACTGAAGCTGGTACAGATCGGAAGGTTTTTCTTGTTGATGCCGCCATAGAGATTTTGCGAAATCAGGCTGAAATGACAAGGCTGGGTAAGCAGTACGAAGTTGATGTTATGACGAGAGAGTTTGGAAGGTCAGTCAAGCATAAATGCACGTTTGTGTTCAATCCACAAATCAGTTCGATAAACGGTAAGTGTGGTCATCACTATTCCGTAAGTTCGATAAATCAGATCTGGGGGGATGCACTAAAAAAAGCGGGACTACGGCACAGGAATGCATACCAGTCCCGACACACTTATGCATGCTGGTCTTTATCTGCCGGAGCTAACCCTAACTTCATAGCCAACCAGATGGGACATGCCGACGCCCAGATGGTTTACAAAGTTTATGGGAAATGGATGGCCGACAACAATCTGGATCAGATCGCAATTCTGAACCAGAAATTGTCAGCGTTTGCCCCACCCATGCCCCAGGCAGTAGGATCCAATCTGTAA